AGGTTCCTACTTTATTCTTCTCGGCAGATACAGATACTGCAACGGTAATGATGAGGGCAGCAGCCCACTTATCAGGACACAGCCAGATTATGGTGGAGAATAACTTAACTAGTAATCGTCATTACTACGATAAGCATCTAGGTAATTTAGATAGCATACAGTTTGTCTTTGATTCATCACCATCATTAGATGATATTGAGTTAGAGATAAAGGCCTATGTTGAATTGTTTGGAGTTCCACCAGAGCTGGTTGTAATAGATAACCTAATGAATGTGGCAGCAGAATCTGATAATGAGTGGGCAGGACTTAGATCTATTATGGTGGAGTTCCACGATATGGCTCGTAAGACTGAGGCTTGTGTGATGGTATTGCACCACGTCAGCGAACAAACAGAGTATGGCAAGACCACTGAACCACCTGCTCGTAGAGCAATTCACGGTAAGGTATCTCAATTACCGGCACTAATACTTACGCTTGGCTTTGATCCATACAATAAAGTATTAAAGATAGCTGCAGTTAAGAATAGATTTGGACCGCATACTGCGGATGGCTCTGACCACGTTGGTTTATTTGTTAACTATGAGGTATGTCAGATCAGTGATTCAGATGCAATGGGTAGAATGTATAGAAGGGATGCTATTTATAGTGACTCCAAAATACAATAAGACTAAAGGTGCAAAGTTTGAGACTGATGTAATGAAGTGGTTTAGGAAGATGGGTCTAGTAGCTGAGAGGCTACGTCTATCTGGCGGTGAGGATGAGGGTGATTTAGTAGTTATAGTCGCTGGTGAAACTTATATCTTTGAGTTAAAGAATACTAAGAAGTTAAATCTAAAGGAGTTCTGGGATGAAGCGCAAAAGGAAGCTGCTAATTATGCTAAGCATCGTAGCATTAATCAGCCTTTATCTTATGTACTATTCAAAAGAAGAAGCGCAGGAATAGAAAAGGCTTGGGTCATACAGGACCTAACACAATGGTTAAAGGAGAAGCAATGACACCAGTACCAGAGGGTGAAATAACTACAACAGAAATACTACAACCAGTACCAGAGGTAGTAGAAACTACAGAAACAGAAGAGGAGAACAAAGATGAATCTAAAAGTAATTAACACAGACAAGATTAATAAAAACATTACAGACTTGATGATTGAATCAGAAGATCCAATGAATCCTAACCCAGAACATAACGCATATAATTGGGGACTAACCCACGCTTCGCTTATACTTTCTGGTGGGGATCCTAAAGCAATTAAAGCGCTTCAACCTAAATGATTTGCGAAGTATGTAAGTCAGGTGGTGAGCTGAATAGAATTGGTCAGTTCAAACGCGCTACTACTATGCACAAGAAATGTAAGGAGGACTGCGGATGCCAGCACAAGACTGGTCCAGAAGCAGGAAGCCTAGCCTTCGCAATGGCAGAACCGATGCGAACACAATACCCATTGGAGTAATTGTTTCTCACTATGGCGGTGAGGTAAGAGAGGGTAGGGCTTGTTCTGTTAGGTGTGTACTCCACGATGACAGTAGAAGAAGTGCGGTAATAAATACCAGAGAGAACTTATACTTCTGTCATACTTGCGGTAAGGGTGGCAACGCAGTAAACATTATTAGTATCAAAGAGAATATGGAGTTTAAAGATGCTCTCATCAGAGCAATTGAAATCCTCGCTAGAAGCGGCAGTCCAGTACAACAAGGATCTAGGCGAGGAAGCAATAGAGTTTCTCGCAGGTCGTGGGATTTCTAAAGAGGTAGCTGACCAGTACTACTTAGGTTATATCAAGCAACCTATTGCAGGTCACGAGTTCTATCAAGGCTGGCTATCCATACCTTATATGACTGTAATGGGACACTGTGTTGGATTTAAGTTTAGAAGATTAGATGAAGGTAAGCCTAAGTATGGTGCGCCAACAGGACAGAAGGGTCATCTATATAATGTTGGCGATATTATTTTAAGTAGTGAATACATAGCAATTTGTGAGGGTGAGTTAGATACCATTGTTGCATCTGCAATCTTAGGTATACCAGCAGTTGGAGTTCCTGGTGTACAGGCTTGGAAGTCGCACTTTACTAGGATGTTTACTGGGTATGGCAAGGTTTATATTATTGGTGATAATGATTTAAAAGATGATGGTACAAATCCTGGTGCAGAGTTCTCAAGGATGGTAGCTCAAGAGGTTATCAACTCTACTATCGTGTCGCTACCGGCTGGTATGGACCTCAATGATCTATACTTAGCAAAGGGTATAGAAGAGACAAAACGGACAATAGGTGTGCCAAATGTATGAGGAACTTAGAACTGATAATACTACTAGAATAGTCGGAGATCTTAAAGATCTACGCAGACAGGGTGCAATGAGAAAAGAATCTAATTTAGATAGTGAATTTGTGTCCAATATGTGGACAGTTCTGGACTCAGCAGGTAACTTACTTATAGATAAGCACCACGATTACGGTCCATTAAATATTGCAAGATCTCCAGGTGGTCCTATCAATGGATTAAGAGTTCGTATGTGGGACAAGATTGCTCGTATCAATAATTTAGTAGACAACAATGTCGCACCTAGTAATGAATCATTACGAGATTCTTTTATAGACCTACTTAACTATTCAGCTATTGCAGTTATGGTATTAGATGGGAACTGGCCTGAGGTTCAAACACTGGATTGTGAATGAGTCCAGAGCTACACCCAACTCTATATGAGTTAGTCCCTTCAGTTACTTATATTATTGTTCGTAAGTTTAAGGGCTGGGTTGATACTGATGATGTAAGGCAAGAGTGTTATCTCTGGGCTATTGGTCGCGGTCAACATTTTACTGATCTACTTAATGAAGAGAACCCTGATAAGCGTGAGCAGAATGAAAAGCGTATTGCCTATCAGATGCGTAGAGTTGCAGAAAGATATGCTCGTAAAGAGAAGGCTCGTAAGGCTGGGTACAAGGTAGGAGATGAGGCGTTCTACGATACCTCAACTATTGCACAGTTAATCCCATTTATTATTGCATCCGTTGTAGAGGGAACTGTATTAGAGCAAGCACAAGAGATGATTAATGATGGCACACCTCGTAAGCAATCAACACCGGCTGAAGGTGGCAACCTATTAGCTATTCTAATTGATTTAAAGAAGGCTTATCTAAAGCTAGGCCAAGAAGATAAAACTATATTACAGATGAGATACTACGATAACTATACACTGCAACAAGTAGCACAATATTTAGAATGTGCTACATCTACTGCTGATCGTAGATCAATCTCAGCCCTGCGTAGATTACAAGATAAGCTCGGGGGTGAGACACCTTGGGCATAGAGTTTAAAGAGCCAGAGTTATTTGAGTATCTCAAAGAGAAGTATTACTCCGACCTTGAGAAGAGTGAAGAGTTTGATAACTGGGATTGTATTTCATTAGAGTCTAAGATGTTTATAGAATTAAAATCTCGCAAGACCCACTACCCTGATCTACTTATTGAAGAGAGTAAGTATCAGGGATTACTTTTAGCAGCAGGTATTAGATCACTTACACCTTGGTATATAAACTCTACACCGGAAGGTGTGTGGGGATTTAATCTATCTACTATACCTCAACCTAAGTGGCAGGAGAAGTGGCTACCCATTACTACTGAGTTTGAGAATAGGACTAAGCGTACTAAACTAGTAGGGTTCTTAAAACTAGAGGATGGAATACAGCTTTGATCTACGAATATGAGTGTCCAGGAGGGGATGAAGTAATACAGATTGAAAGATCTATTACAGATCCCGAAGAAAACTATAGGTGTTCAACCTGTGGTGCTACGCTCAGGCGTATCTATACTCCACCCGCTATTGCTTTTAAAGGTAATGGCTTCTATACTACAGACAAATGAGTTATCCTAATTGGTTTGCACAAACCGCACAAAATAATTTTACTACATACCTATCAGAGTATGCAGGTAAACCTAACCTAAGGTTCTTACAACTAGGTGTATATACAGGAGATGCTAGTGTATGGTTATGCAATAACATCTTAACCGATAAGAGTTCAATACTAATTGATGTTGATACTTGGCGGGGAAGTGATGAGCAAAGCCACGCCGAGATGGACTTTAGCGATGTTGAGAAGACATACAAGGAGAAGATCAATAATCTATCTGTTATATCTGTAGTTAGCGATACTGTTGAGTATCTAATTAGACAACGCAATAACTTTATGGACTCATATGATTTTATTTATATTGATGCAGACCACACAGCAGTTAGTGTGCTAATGGATG